AAAGCAATTCATAAAGAAAGGTGAATTATCACCAAAGCAAATAGAATTTGCCAGAAAGAAAATGCTAAAATACTCAGGTCAATTAACTAACATAGCTAACTCATAACAAGGGGAACAAAATGAAAGAAACAACAGAAACCACAAATGAATTAAATTTGGATAATTGGATATTAGCACTTGAGCTTTTACCAATTGATTCACTAATTAGAGCATTACATTTTGAAACTAAGAAAATAGATTTAATATTGAACGCATTAGACAGGAAGATAATGAAAGAGCAAACTGAAGAAAAAACCAAAAAGAGAATAAACCGAAAGAAAGTCCCTGTAAAGATCGGGGACCAAGAATATCCCTCAATTTGTCAGATGATGAAAGCAAATAATATCCAGGATCGTGGAACTACTAATTGGTCTACCATTAGAAATTCATTGAAGGAATCTGGCAAATGCAACTTTCAAATCAATAAAGATCAATCTGTATTGATTGTGGAGATAAAATGAAAACAATACTAATAGCAAGTTTACTATTATCAGGTTGTGCTTCATGTGAAGTGGACTTAGATAACAACTTGGCTCAACACAGCCCAGCGCTATCGTCGTCGGAAGCGAAGAACATAGCTGTATGGAACTACGAACAATGTGTAATAGCAAGACGTGAAAGGCGTAGTTTACATGGTGGCCGTGGATTCATAATGAATCAATCTGTTAATGTGAGTAAATAAAATGCAATCCAATAATGATAAAATATTATTAGACCAAGCTGCGAGCTTATTATCTGATTTAAAAAAAGCATCTTATATCGCAAGTTTATGGGGTATGCCAGATGAGCTTAGAGAAATAATAATAATGCAGACAGAAACTTGTGACGAACGGAATTTCGATCTTTTTATGTCATGTGTCCAACTATATTGTATAGAAAATGATATAGCTTTCAATATCGAAAACAAAAATGAAAATAAACAAATAATAAGTGATTTTATAATGGAAACTGCATGTATGCATTATTATAAATCTTTGAAGGCAATAAAATGATTCCAAGATATTATCAACAAGAAGCTGTTGATTCTGTTATTGGATATATTCTACGCAATGATAAGTTACATCCGCTGGTAGCTATGCCTACAGGTTCTGGAAAGTCTCTTATCATTGCCATGTTAATCGAGTACGTTCGCAAAACTTGGAACGCTAATGTACTCGTTTTATCTCATACAGAGGATATACTTAAACAAGATCATAAAGCTATTTCTAACCTTATAAATGAAGAAGTTGGATTATATTCTGCTGGATTAAATTCCCGCTCTATCCTGCCCGTCACTGTAGCGGGAATCCAATCAGTTTATAAGCGTATAAGTGAATTTAACCATTTTGACTTTGTAATAATAGATGAATGTCATTTAATAAATATAAATGATGAAACAATGTATATGAAATTTCTTGGAGGTATTGACGCTCGGTATTGTGGTCTTACAGCAACTCCATTTCGATTGAAAGATGGGTATATATATGGTAGAAAAGATACTTTATTCAATGATTTAGTTTGTGATTATACCACTCTTTCTAACTTTAATAAATTGGTTAATGAGGAGTTTTTATGCAATCTAAAAACTCTTTCCACTCAATTAGAGTTTGACACTAATTCTCTACATAAACGAGGTGGAGACTATATAGAAAAGGAAATGTCAAATTTATTTGATAAAGAAGAAATAACCAATACTGCTATTGATGAAACAATTAGAGTGGCAACTGAAAGAGGATATAAAAGATGGTTAATCTTCGCCATTGATATTGAACACGCAGAGCATATCGCGGAAAGGCTTATATATAAAGGTATTCCAACGGGATTAATTCATAGTCGAATGGAAATGAATAAACAGGATGTTTTAGATAGGCATAGAGCAGGTATCTATACAGCTTTGGTAAATGTGAATATCCTTACTACAGGATATGATGATCCAGAAATTGACTTAATTGTAATGTTGCGGCCAACTGATTCACCAGTTCTTCATGTTCAAACAATAGGCAGAGGGTTAAGAATATGGCCAGGCAAAGATCATTGCATGGTACTTGATTTCGCAGGAAACACAAAAAGACTTGGCCCGATTAATAATGTTCAAGTTAGCAAAAAGAAAAATCTAGCTGATGGTGAAGGAACAGCAATTACAAAGACTTGTCCAGAATGTGATATGATATTGCCACCTGCTATTAAGTTCTGCCCTGAATGTGGATATGAGTTCATTTTCAAAACACGCTTAGAAAGTGAAAGCGATGGTGGTGATATTATAGATTTAGGACAAAAATGGTATCGAGTAGATGATGTAAAGTACCAACTTGCTAATGATTCTTATAAGCCAGATATGATTGTAGTTAATTACCTTTGTAATGTCAAAGTATTCAAAGAATATTGGTGTTTGGATCATAAGGGATATGCAAGGCAACGAGCTATCGGGATTATTAGACGTAGACTAGATCGTGACTGTCATATAGGCTCATGTAAGGACTTTTTTAACTCAGTTGATGCATTGATCAAACCTGATCAAATATTGATCAGCACGTTAAAAAAATATCCTGAAATCTTGCAATACAAGTATTAAAAAGACTAGACAATAACCTGATTTTATGAAATAATGCAGGCTCATTCTAAAGCAAGGCAGGAAAGCGTAAACCATCCGCGTTGTAGATGGCGTCCATAACATATAGAGGAATTACAATGGCTAGTCAAGGTAAACATGAAGAAACACAAAATGAATCGGTGGAGGATGAATTTGAGGAAGAAGAAGAAAATGAAGATCCAATTGAATCTGCGATAAAGCAGGCTTTTATCGAAGCGATAGACTCTGATAAAGATGAAGATTCAATAAAAATGGCAATGATCGGCGCAGGGGCAAAATTTAAAAATGTTACTCGCTATTACAATTTATTTATGGTGGATCTTGGGTATGTTAAATCCAAGAAAGAGCGTGAAGAAATACTTGATGGCATCCTCAATAGTGAAGATTTGACAGATGAAGAAGTTTTCAATACATGTTCTGCTTCGATCCAAGAGCAAGTTGAGGTATCTGAAAAGTCAGCCAATGCTATGTTACGTCAATGGGCTAAGAAACATGAAATTGAATGTTTCAAGAAACCTAAAGCAGAGCCAACAACTCGCGAGGGTCTACAAAGCAAAATCTTTGCATGGATTGTTGCCAACTTTGAAGCTTCAACTGATGCTGATCTTGAAGAGTTCCTTGGCACTTTGAACAGCGAAAATGTTGTAAAACGTAAAGGTTACTTTACTTCTGTTCTGCGTGTAGCCAAAGAAGTCGCCAAGCAATACGCATAATATGTGAACCTGGGCACGTTCTAAACTGCCTACAAACCAAGATTATCCAAAATGTTTCAATAATCTTTGTTATAGACCTACCACCAAGGAATCAAAAATCTCCTTGTTGCTGGTAGGTCTTTTTTATACTCCATTAAAAGAGGCGCAACTTTATGATAATAATCGGTTCTGGATTAGCTGGGTGTTTAGCATCAGCATTAATCCCAGGTTCAAAAATATATGAACCTAAACACGCAACTCCAAAACACAAAGCAATTTTACGCTTCCGCTCAGATCAAATCGGCAAAGCTCTTGGAATACCTTTCAAAAAAGTAACAGTTCACAAGGGAATCTGGCATAACGATCATCCTGTACAGCTTGCTCCAAAATACATTGTAAGATATGCTCGCAAGGTATCTCAAAAAATAACTGATCGCTCAATTATCCATCAGGAAACAGTTGAGCGTTATATCGCACCTGATAACTTCCATGAAATACTGTTAGATATGGCAGGAACTATTTCGTATAATTATGATACATTGAACTTATATGGAGACGATTTTCATACGCATAAAATTAGCACAATACCTATGGAAGTATTATGTGATTTGTTTGATATTCCAATTAAAATAAATACAATGATAAGTGATCCAATCTATGTGTCAAGGTATGACATACCTGATTGTGATATACACATGACTAATTACTATACTGGAACTAATACATCAATTTACAGGGCATCTATCAGCGGAAATGAAATAATTATTGAATCATCTTTTCCAATTGATGGAGAAGATATTAACATAATTAAACAATCATTTGGATTAGATGCAGTTCCTTTTTATCAGCAATTATTTAATTATGAACAACTAAATGGTAAAATAACATCTTTTGATGATAAGGATAGAAAGAATATTATATTCCAATTAACAAAAGTTCATGGTATATATTCCCTAGGGAGATTTGCAATATGGAAAAATATTGTTCTTGATGATGTATATAAAGATATTTTACGCATCAAAGAGTGGTCTAATCAATCAGAATATGATCGGGTGGTAAGATGAAAGTTGAATTAATAAATTATCAATACAATGCTTTGGAAATATTACTTCTAACTAAAAGCACCCGCTTGAAGGGTACGACACTAGAAGATATAATGGATATGTCAATGAAGGAAAAACTAGAGCATTTTGAATATATGAAGGATACCATTAAAAGTTCTTTTGAGTTCTGCACCTATATCTTTGGAATATCAGGAGTAAGTAGGGCATTTACCCAACAGCTTGAAAGAACCAGAACACAATCTTATGCAGAACAGTCACTTAGAGCAGTTGATGTTAGAAGTTCTCCAACTTACAATTTTGGTCTTTGTGATGATTACGATAGTGCAGTTACAAATTCTATGGCAGCTTACGAAAAGATGGTTGATTCAGGTATCCCAATTCAGGAAGCAAGAGGTGTTCTTCCTATTGATATTACCACAAATATTATCGTGGGGACTAATCTTCGAACTTTACATGAAACTGCCAAAGTAAGATTATGTTTTAGAACCCAAGGAGAATACCAAGAAGTATTTAAAAAGATGAAAGAATGTATAAGATACGTTCATCCATGGGCAGCAGATATGCTTAATGTCGCTTGCGTTGATAGCGGAATTTGTTGCTTTCCAAGATACACTGAATGTCCTATTCAGGCTTCCACTGTTAAAGTATCAGTTCATAAAAAATTAGCAATAAAGATTCTTTGGGAACAAACGAATCATGTTGCCAATCCTATAGCTAAAAATGGAGTAACTGTATGAAAACACTTGTGGATTTATTTAACTTTGGAATGATGAGAAATTATCCTGATATTATTCCAGACAAAGAATCAGGATTAATACTTAATCTAGGGCCAGGCAATAAAACAATTCCAAAAACTATTACTCTTGAATATCCTGAATGGGATGCAGAAGTAGATGATATTGGATTTATTGATAATAGTGTGGAACAGATACATGCTTACCATTTCCTTGAGCATATTAAAAATGTTCCGCATGTGATAGCGGAATGTGAGCGTGTTTTAAAGCCTGGTGGTCACATGAATATCGTTGTCCCTTATTACAATTCACAACTCCAAGCTCAGGACTTAGATCATAAAACTCCATTTACAGAACATACATTTAGAACTTTGTTTTGTACTGATTATTATTCCAAGAATAAAGTTAAACCAATGAGAATAGCCACTAACTTTATTATGGGCGATTGTGAAAAGAATCTTTGTTTAATAGTCCAGCTGGTGAAAATATGAGCGACCCTTTTAAAAAACAAGTGGCTGGAAATCATTATAAAAAATATCCAATCCAACCAATCGAGTTTTGCTATAAAAATAATATTCCCTTTATAGAGTCAAGTGTGATAAAATACGTTGTAAGACACAAGGATAAAAACGGGGCTGACGATATACTGAAAGCCATCCACCTATTAGAAATGTTACTGGAGTTGGAGTACGCAAATGTCGAAGATTATAGTTAGTTTGGACACAGAAACAACTGGACTTATTAAACCAGAAGCTTGCAATATAAGAGAGCAACCCTATATAATTGAGATTGCTTGTGTAAAAAGCAATGATGAGGGAATGGTGATTGAGCGGTTTCATTCTTATATTAAGCCACCAATCCCACTTCCTGCAATCATAACAAAGATTACAGGAATAACTGATAATAAATTGAGCAAATTGACTTCATTTGTAGGCATATATAAGGCTCTAGCAGGGTTTTTTGTAGGTGCTGATATACTGACAGCGCATAACTTGGCTTTCGACCGTGAAATGCTTGCTAACGAGCTTATTAGAATAGATCAAACATTCGCTTTCCCGTTTCCACCTAGACAAATCTGTACAGTTAGAGAAACAACTAAAATGAATGGGCATAGACTAAACATGCAGAAATTACATGTTCAATTATTTAATAAAGAATTTGAAGGTGCGCATGGAGCTAAAGCTGACGTTGAAGCACAAGCCAAATGTTTTTTTAAACTTGTTGATATGGGGATAATAAAGTTATGATAAAAAATATTCACATTACACCAGCAGGAAGGTATAGAGTGCAAATAAAATATAAAGGTAAACTTGTCGAAGGTGGTACTTTTATTAAATTAAAAGATGCTATCGCAAAGCTCGACGAATTAAATGAGAAATATCCACGATATATACATAAAAAGGAGAACCATGATGATACATTTGGCGATTCAATCGGAGTATAGTTTTAAGAAATGTTTTGCAAAGATTGAGGATATAGTTAAAATTCCTGGAGATACTGTAGGGGTAGCTGACTTTTATAATACGTTTGCTCATATCCCGCTTGCGAAAGCCTGCAAAGTAGCAGGAAAGAAACCAATCTTTGGAGTTAGATTAACCTTCGTTGATAACTTAAAAGAAAGATTCGATTACAAGGGGGTTAATGTTCTATTATTGGCAAAGAATGATTCAGGTTTAATAGAGATAAATAAATTGGTTAGTAAAGCATGGGATCAATTTTATTGGTTCCCTAGACTTCATAAAGATGATTTGAAAAAAATAAGTACCAATATTTTCACAATTAATTTAAGTGATACAGATGATGAATGTTTTGATTTTTGTGCCACTAACTTTACGACTAATCCAAAATGTGAGCCAAGACAAGGTATATATATTGATGACAATAATTATATAAATATTGAGGATAAAGAAGTATATCAATTACTTTGTGGATCAAGCAAAAGGGGTGATGAACGCAATTATAATTTTAGTCTTGAATTAGAACCAAAGCATGTTCTATCTGAGGAAGAAGTAATTGCTTATTTTGGTATTGATGCAGTTATCAGGACTCACACGATAGCGGAAATGTGTGACGCTGAAATTCAACACGCTGAAATGGTAAAGTTTGAAGGTAAAACTTCAATAGTAAAAGAATGTTTTAAAACCAAAAAGTATGATTTATTAAGGAATAAAAATTATAAAGAAAGATTTAATTATGAACTTGGGTTAATTGAATCTAAAGGTTATTCTGATTATTTCTTAATTGTATCTGATATGATTCGATATGCCAAAAGACAAGGTATTCTAGTCGGACCAGCGCGTGGTTCTTCTGCTGGTAGTTTAGTCTGCTATCTACTTGACATAACTGAAATTGATCCAATTCAGCACAATCTATTATTTGAAAGATTCATTGATATTAATAGAAATGATTTACCAGATATTGATATTGATTTCCCAGATAACAAACGTGAAGAAGTAATTAATTATTTAAAGAAAAAATATGGTGAAAGCAATGTATCATGCCTTGCAAATATTAATACTTTCCAAGCTAAGTCAGCTATTGGTGAATTTGCTGCTAGTCTCAATATTCCCGCTTATGAGACTGATGCAGTCAAAGGAGCAATCGTGGTTAGATCGAGTGGCGACGCGCGTGTTAGTAATACGTTGGAAGACACTTTTAAGGATACAGAAGCAGGGCAGGAATTTATAAAAAAATATCCAGTAATGAAACTTGTTACTAAAATCGAGAATCATGCTAGCCATTCAGGTAAACATGCTGCTGGTATCATTGTTAGTAATGTTGATTTACATAACTTCGGAGCAACTAATAGTCGTGATGGTATTATCATGATGGATAAGAAATCTGCTGAATATATTGGTCTATTAAAAATTGATGTTTTAGGACTTAGAACATTATCTATACTTGCAGATATTTGTAAGATGATAGGTATTGATTATTCAGACGTTTATAAACTTCCGCTTGATGATGCAGCGGCATATAATATTTTCCAGGAGATGAGATTAAATGCGATATTTCAATTTGATGGGCCTGCGTTGCGGAACATCGTTAAACAAATCGGGGCGCATGAGTTTAACGACCTTGCTCTTATCACTGCTCTTAGTCGCCCTGGCGCTCTTAACTCTGGTGGTACAGGGCGTTATATAGAAATTAAAAAGGGGAATAAAGAACCAAATTATCGCTCAGAACAGCATAAAACAATAACCAAAGAGTCATTAGGTGTTGTTGTTTATCAAGAGCAAATGATGGAAATAGCACGAATCATAGGGCAATTATCAATGCCAGATGTTATGCTATTGAGACAAGCTACTTCAAAATCATTAGGTGATGAATATTTTGGTAAGTTCAAGGATAAGTTTATTGAAGGTGCTTTAGCAGGTGGTGAAACTCCAGAAAGTGCAGATGCTTACTGGGGTGACATTCGCACAGCAGGTTCATGGTTATTCAATAAATCTCATGCTGTTGCTTATGGTATGATAAGTTATTGGACAGCTTACTTTAAGGCAAACCATCCGTTAGAATTTGCAATAGCTAATCTTAACCACATTACAAGCGATGAGGAAGGTGTTAAGTTATTAAGGGACTTTGTAGAGAATGAGGGTTTTAAATATATACCAGTAGATGCTGATGAATCACAAGTATATTGGTCAGTATATGAAGGAAAGCTATTGGGAGGATTAACTAATATTGATGGAATAGGTGAAGCTAAGGCTAAAAAGATAATAGCAGATCGTAACAGCGGGAAAGCACCAACACCATCAATAATGAAAAAGTTAATAAATCCTGTAACATTGTATGATGATTTATTTCCATGTCGTACAAAATTTAGTCACTTCTATAATGACCCCATTAGCTGTGGCCTTAAAACAAAACTTAATTTCATTAGAGAAGTAACAGGTAGGGGAGAATATATTATTATTGGTAAAATAATAACGCGAGACATTCGTGATAGAAATGATTACCAATCACTTGTAAGGCGTGAAGGAAAAAGAGTGGAAGGTAATTCACTTTATCTTAGATTTATTATTGAGGATGATACTGATTCTGTAATATGCCTTATTAGTCATAAGAATTTTAATAAGATGGCAGGAGCTGAATGGGCTGAAATACCAGAAGGTACTTTCGTATTAATTAACGGTAATATCAAAAGTGATTGGAGAACAATTGATATTACACAAATAGAGTTACTACAATGATTACTAAAATATGGGAAGGTAAAAAAGAATTTGGATACACTTATTTTCAAGGAATGTTATGGATAATACAAGGAAGATTAAAACATTCATGGATTCCTATAACTGCTAAATGCAATTCTTTGATCGAAGCGCAACAAGAATTAGATGATTTTAAAGAAAGTGTAAAATAATGTGGGCTTTAATATTTAGATATGGCTTTGATAAAGCTGAAAAAAGAATGAATAAATTTATAAAACTAAGAATAGATAGAGGGCTATACCATGAATACAGGGCAAACTTGTTTATATATCCAAGGCAAGAAAGGAGAAATAAGAAAGTGGGTAATAGAAGTAATTGATTGGGATATAGTAATATCACATGGGCAATTAGGTGGAACTATGCAAATTAAAACTGAAAGAGTTGAGCATGGTCTTGCAGCACGATCTCGCAAAGAACAGATAATGTCCCGCATAGCTTCGAGAATATCTAAACAAATGGATAAGGGATATGTTCAAAATTTGCAAGACGCACAAGATAATAAACCAACCAATATCTTAGGTTTAGCAAAACCAATGTTGGCTCAAAAGTTTAGAGACGTTAAAAATGTAGATCGTGAAAGTTCTTTCTTTCAATACAAATATAACGGACATAGATGCTTAATAACTAAACAGAAAGGCAAAGTTATAGCCTATAGCAGGAACGGTCGTGTAATCGAATCTATTGAGCATATTACTGACTCTATACAGCACGAACTAAGTGAGGGGGAGACCTTAGACGGTGAACTATATAAACACGGTGTAAAACTTCAAATTATATCTAGTTGGATTAAGCGTTCCCAATCTGATAGTAGATCGTTAAACTATATAGCTTATGATATTATAAAGCCAGAAAGATATCCAATAAGATTTGAGAGATTAATGAATTTTTATAAATATGATAATATAGAAATAGCTCCAACAAAATTAGGAGACAAAATAGCATCTATCCAAAAAGAACTAAAAGATTCAATTTCCGCTGGATACGAAGGCTTAATAATTCGTCAAGGTAATGAAGGCTACGAGGCTGGAATAAGAAGTCGATCATTGATAAAACTAAAACAGTGTCTTGATGGTGAGTTCCCAATAATCGACATTATTGAAAGTAAAGATGGATGGGCTATTCTTGAATGTATGACTCCAGAAGGACATTCATTTAGAGTAAGTGCTCCAGGTACAATTCAGGATAAGATAGACGTACTTGATGAAGCGGAAGATTATATTGGACAATATGTACAAATTGAGTTCTTTGAATTGACTTCAAAAGGTATTCCGTTTCATCCAGTAGCTATTGCATTTCGTGATATAGAATTAGAATAATTATTTATTAAATTGCTCACCAACAATATACCCCATAATTCCAGGAATGTGCCTTATCTTACCTTGCATAAAAGTAGTTGGAGAAGGTCTTTCTGGAAGTCCTAATATCCTTGCTGCCATTTCAGGGTCATGTAATGAATTGCCAAGCATACTTTTAATTTCTTTATTTTTATTCAAAATATGACCAAAAATACTTGCTAATCCTTGATATGCTCCTGGAACATTTAATGTTTGCCCAACTACTGCTCCAGGAACCCTTGCTGCCATACCTGGTTGCTCAAATCCAAAATCACCACCAGTACCTTCAAGAGAACGCTGCTTTCTTGCCAGAACAGAAGCCACATCATACACAGCTTTTCTTTGTTCTGGTTGAAGTCTAACACCTTTCATTCCAGTAGCTTCTTTGGATATTTTTCTAAAGTTTCTTATTGCATTAGTATAAGCACCAGCATTTTGAGTTAAAGCATCTGGGCTAAAATCATTTAGTCCTGGGTATGCCTTATTTTCTAATGCTTTAACTATTTTCATTTGATTAATTGGGACATTCAATTTCTTAGTTAATTGTTGAGCTTGTGCATATTCAGGTATTCTTGGAAGTCTCCAATCTTCAAATTTACTAATGGTATTAGCATGTGATATATTTTCAAGAGAAGTCATCGCTGGGCGAGTTTTATCCTTTGGCATTGTATCCATTTTCTTTTTCATAGCATCTATAATTCTGCCACTTACATAAATAGGAGCTTGTTCAATTACTGGTGAACCATCCATATTCATTCTACCAGTATTTACCAACGAATATCCTCTTCTAACATCTGCTTCATATTGTTTTGGAACCTTTATACCATCATTTCTTAAATCTTTTATTGCAGCATTAAAGGATTCTGACATATTTGGTTGAGATAAGAAATCAGTAAATTGTTGGTCTACTTGAACTTGTCTTTTTTCTCCAGCTTCATACAATGGTTTTACAACATTATTTTTAATTTTATCAACTCTTTCTATTGCTCCTTGTGGTCCAGAAAATCCTTGAAGAAGTTTTTTGGCAGATGTAAGATTACTTATATTAACAGATGCAGCCTGTCCTGGATTAGCATTTTCACCAAATGACTGCAATGCATTTAATCCAGTATGCCTTCCCGATTCAGCAGCATTAGGTTGGTATCCTGGAACTATTGGTTTCACATTCAAAAGATTATCAATAACATCTGATCTATTTGGATTTATAGCACTAATTTCTGGTACTGCTTCATGATATAATTTTTGTAAAGCATATTCTTTATCTAATATATTAGGACTAATCATTTTTTGTAATGCAGAATAGCCATGAATAGCACCTTTTCCAAGTTGACCAACTAAACCACCTAATGCTCCTCCAACTGCCCCAACCTCACCTGCTCTAGTTCTTTCTTCACCTGGTGTAGTAGTAAGACCCTGTAATCCACCTGCAATTGCTCCTTGTCCTATTTGTTCAATCGTTCTTTTAAGAGGACCAATATATTTTCCAACTGCTCCAGCTGTAGCTAATTCAGGCATTGCCGCTGCTAATGGAATACTTGTCATAATATCTGATGCAGCTTCTCCCCACCCACTACCTGGGTTTTGTTTAGCCCATTCTTCTTGTTTTGCTATTTTATCTAACCAAGATTTTGGAGCAGCACCTACTAAATCAGCAATACCAGCAGCAGATTTCTCACCTTGACCAGCAAATCCTAAAAAAGCATTTTTAATATATTCTGTCATTGGAACATCTTTGAATCTTTTTGACCGTACTTCTTCTGATGACATCATTTGTTTTGGAGTAAGTGAAGTCTTACCAGGAGTAGGTATTTCTTCACTCCTAGTTAAATCTTCCAAAAGATTCATATTGCTTGATTTTGGTTTTTTAATTGGTTCATTTAAATCTTCAAGATCATCAATTCCCATTTTATTCTCCTAACCAACCTTTTTGTAAAAGTTTCAATTTATCTTTCTCAGAACCATTTTTTAATACATCCATAACTATATCTTGTTTTTCTTTAGGCATAGTCATAGCTTTTGGACTAAGTCTAAGAGGACCAACTTTACTAATCCCAGCTGCTTTTAATTGAGCATCTGTTGGCTCTTCTTCTGGAGAAGTTAACCCTGAATCTTTATTTACATTAGTTTGATTTTTCCAAGGTGTATGTTTGAATCCTTCACTATATGCATTTTCAAGTTCATTATTAAAAGCTTTTGTTCTTTGCGTAAACCCATCAAGTTTTTTAGCTATTGTGTCTGCATTATCTTTTTCAATATTAGGGATAAATGGATAATATAATTTTTGTTCACCAGTTGTACCAGTAGCACCTGCTAATGAATGGAACTGTGTTCCGCCTATTGCAGCCACTTCCGCTCTAGCGGCAACTCCTTTTGGTGATATATATTGATTCCATGTTTCACCAGCTCTAGTAGTTATATTAAAATATTCTGGATGATCTTCAACTAATTTTTTAGCTCTTTCAGCTTGTGCCACTGTGGCATTATTAGTTACCCAAGCCATACGATGAGCTGCTGGCATTGCTTCCAACTTATCTATATTATTTTTTGCATTTTCTCTTGATAGTTCTAACGATTGGCGTCTTAAATCTAAACTTTCTGATTGAACACTTCTATTAAAATCAGCCTGATCCTGTAATCTTCTTAGATTTTCTTCTGCTCCAAATCCAGGTGTTTGTTTAGTTGTTATTGAACGTCCAGTCATAATATCATTAATATCTTTACCTTCTGGAGTTTTAATAGAATTTATGTTTCCATTTTCATCATATTCATAACCAGTAGGTAAGTGAGTTCCTGCAAATTTTCTTCTTAGCAATAAAGCATCAGTTGGATTATTTTTATCAACTCCAGACAACGCTGCATCTTTCGTTAATGCTGTTTGCTCTTCATTTTTTGCCAGTGCATTAAAAAAATGTTCATATCCTTTCGTAGCAATAGCAACAGCACCAGGAGTCTTTTTATTTGATAAACTTTGTAATGTATCTAAAAGATGTCTACTGCTACTATCTTTTGGATATAACTCTTTATGTACTGATATTTGATCGCTTAACACTTGACCATTTAATTCTGCATCTTTTGTTTGTTGGTAATTTTTAAACTTATTAGACAAATAACTACTAGCCAAATTACCAAGAATACCTTTCAATATACCACCACTACCAGACCTAGAAGCATTTGCAGCTTCCATTGCTGTACCCATATTACGTGCTGCTGCATTTGAATCAGGTAAACCATGAGTAGATGCTGCCTGAGCTTCGCCTATAGACATAGCTGGTGCTGGAGCACCATGCTGGCTATAGACTGGCATCTGAGCTAAATGTGATCGTACATTAGCCAATGACTGTGCTGCTTGCTCTTCATTACCAGTGTTAGTTGGCGCATTTACTGTAGTTGGAGCAGGCATAGCATATTGCACAGTATCTGGCACAGCTATCTGCTTAAGCATTTTCTCACGCAGCCCTTCTTGGTAGGTTTGCTGTTTTAAAAAATCATCAATGTTCATACTATGTGTCCTTATATATCAACCACCTACTAAACCACCAAGATATGCTTTGAATAATGAACCTATTAATCCTTTGGGTTGTTCTTTCTTATCAATTTCTGGGATACCTTGTGGAAGACCTTGCATCAAATTCTGTCCCATTGCCATACCTTGTTGCGTATTCTGGTTCATCATTTGTTGACCTTGTCCTTGATTTTGTGGCATACTTTGATTCATCTGTGCGACAAGACCTTGTAAACCTTGGCTATAGTCTTGTTGTTGTTGATCATTTTGTTGTTTTTGCATTGCACCTTGCATTAACATTTTTATTAAACTATCCATTATATACCTCCGCCGCCTGATTTGGAATGTCCAGATGTTTTACCCATCCCAGAACCCCATGATTTACCGTAACCTGTATCACTAGCAGTTCCTTGACTCAAAACTGTTGGTCTACCGATTGCACTTTGATAATTTTGCATACCTTGCCAAGGAGCATTAGCAGCATTAAACTGGCCCATACCGTATCCTTGCACATTACCAGCTGTGCCTATACCTTGGTTAATAGTTCCTTGTTGTTGCCCAAGCATACCTGACATCATTTGTTGCCTGGCAAGATTACTTGCATCTGCTTGTTGGGCTATACCAAGTCTATTTTGTAAGGCAGTATCATAGGTGTTATAACCCATTTGATTTTCAGCATTTGTTAATTGCTGATTACCCAATGTTCTCATTAACGCATCCTCTGTACCTTGACGACTACCACCAGACATACCTGACGCGGCTGCTTTGGCATCAATCGTAGCTGAATTTAATGCTTGTGCATTAGCTTCATTTTGCATCATTGATGCTTTTAATGGACCTAGATAGCTATTACCCATTCCCATCATTTGGTTATAAACTTTTTGAGTTTGGCTAGGAGCATTTTGAGATTGTTGTAATGATGACATTAATTGATTACCAATATTCAAACCTCCATAAACGCCACCCTGCATATTTGCTTGGTTGGCAGTTTGAGCACCTTGAGCTACCTGATTTTGGTAATTAACAGCACCTGGAACCATTCCTTGACTTGTGGCATTAGTACCTCCGAATACACCTTGCGCCTGTCCATATAATTGCTTTAGTGCTTCTGCTTGCGCGGGATCAATGTTTTGATTAAAACTACTACTTGCTGCATTTTGGTAATTACTACCAAAATTGAACATATTTTCTCCGCTAGAACTTCCTGACGATGATGACCCACTCATAACTCTGTACCTTAATCTAATTTACATGTAATAACGGTATGGACTTCATTAAATCCCCGTGTCTGTAGCAATCTAAGCCATCCATCACGAACAGCTAACCCACGAAGTTCCGTGCAATTGAAATGCTTCGCCAAGTGCTTCATTATCGCTAACCACTCATCGCCCCATTCAACTAGCTTATTGCCACCAAAAATGGGTATTAGTAATGAACGAAGTCCACTGTCATAGGTTACAATTTCCGCTGTGGTCACAGCAATCATTTGTTTATTCTCGTATACTACTATTATCAATGAATCACCAGAGAAGGCTTTAGCTTTAATAGTTTCTTCTGTAAATTCATTATTGCTTACTTCAACCACTCTCATTAAATGAGGCAGCATCTCTTCCCATTTAAGATCAATCATCGCAGGATGGATAATCTCTACATGGTAATTATTTGACTTAATGTCATAATTGTCGTACATTTATTCCACCGTAAATGATCTTGCATTAAGTACCACTGGAGTAGTAGGTATCTCTATAGGTCTAGTTACCACTGTAGTTACTGTTAGCTTAGCATTGTTATTAAATGATTCAATTCCTTGAAGATATACAACGGGTAATTCACACCATACTGTAGTGTGCATTACCACATTCCCTGTTAACTGAAAAAATATTAACTGAGTTTTATCTGATTCATTCTGATAAAGTATCTTGTCTCCAGTTGTATAATCTTTCAATATCCTAGATATGTCAAGACCATTATTAGTAGATAATGACATGCAAATACGAGTAACCAATGGGCCACTTGCATTATTAAAAGATACAGCACCTGTAGGTGGAGCAACAATAGTTACATTTGTTTTAAAGACATATTCAAAAGGCACAATTATTGTATATTGTGCTTGCAACAACCTTGCCACATCAGTTTCTAACTGCTTAAGCCGAGTGGAGATAGTAGCAAAGTTATTATAAATTCGTGTTAAGTATCTATATAGATACTCTGCCAATTTCTCTTCTGTGCCTATAGGTACTGATTCCATTATCTTTGCCCATTCAATACATATTCAATATCCATCCCTGAATAAGAAAATTGTGAATTTTGATAGGTTTCTATTCTCCATGAGTGTAGCATACCTGTCGTCCTAACTTCTATCTTTCTGTCAGTGTTGGGTGTAAATATTTTTGCTATGTCCCATCTAACTGGAGCACCTAAAGCATATTGTGAACCAAATGTAATAAGAACTGATCCATTTGATCTAATATGTGGAAACACTCTTAATATGGTTGTAACTTCTCTTTGATCAGTAAGTTGGGCCGATGTTCTTTCAACATAAGTATCATTATCAATCGCTGTTTCAGCAATCTGCATATTATAAATAGTACTGGTTGGTTCCACTATACCAACAAGTCCTTGAGCAAATGGTGATGCAGAATCAAAGTTCCATGGAAGTAATGCTTGTAACCAAGTATTTGTCAATTTAATCCACTGATTAGATGAAAAACTAACCAGGCCATAAGTTAAAGAAGTCATAGCAAAATCAATGTCCCTAATTGATATTTTTTGGTCAACATAGTTATATACAAAAGCTATGTTTGGAAAGGTGCTACCGATTGAAGGGACACAAAACCAAACTTCTTTATTAGCATGGTCAACTACTGAATAAGACTTATAAAAATAAGTTGGATCAATAGAACCTTCTATCCTTGTGCGTACCAATCTATGTGCAATAGACTGTACTGTATTACCATCATTTATAAGTATATCATCCCTAGATAAAAAGATATGTTTACCATAAATATCAGCTACACAATTCTTAGTTAATAAACCTTGATTAGAGGCTAATGATCTAGCAGACCAAATAAAGTCACCACCTACATAAGATAGAATAGTAATGCCATCCTCTGAATATAAACAGAAGTCATCTCGCATTGATAAGCCATCAACTAATATGCCTGTATTACCAAGTACAGATGCTTGCCCAGCTATTGATGATAGATCAAGTGTATCCCAAGTATAGGGTAAACCATTGTTATCAGCGGGATGCGACCAACGATAGTTATGTGGTAATTTAACACCACCTTCAATCATGTTAATGGCAAACAAAAAGTTCTTATGTGCCCTCATTACACTGCAATGGTAATCCTTCTGTTTCCATGTCTCGGTGGGACTAAATTGCAAAGGAGCCATCTTAGTTGAGCCGCTGGCCTGTGGCCAATACTCAGGTTGATGTTGGATATTATTAAATATTGGTATATTGCCTAGTGAGCAATCTGTCCAATAAAACTGTGCGCCTGCAAGCATTTCAGTATATCCAGCTACTGAAGATATGTCAAACCATGTTCCACCATCATAAGCATAGATTGCTGTTAATCCAGCAACAACAAAGAAATATGTTGGAGCTGCATTAACGAATAGTATCTTTGCCCCATTAAAAGAAACTGGGCATGTGGCCATAGCCGCACCAGAATTGAATGAGAATATTTTGCCATTCTTTAAACGAAAGTCATTCCCCGCTGTGAACCAATCGGGATCAAGGTCACAAGGTTCAAGATCAAAGTTGATACCAGCATTACCAGCTAATTTAAGAGTTTGTAATTCTTGCATTTTCAATTCCAGTAGATATTACCTTAATAGCAAAATCTTGTTTTTCTAGTGTGGTATCTCTCAATGATGCAACTGCCATGTTTACACCTCTGGTCATTTGAGAGTTCTCAACTAGAAGTATCGGCAACCATTCAAAGATCGAGCATCGCCATTCATCAACGATCTGGTCGGAGGTTGGCAATTTACCCGAAAGTAAAGTGTAAGCGCGACAGCGATAAATAACATTATTCTTGGCACGTTCACATTCTTTCCCCAGTGGACATTCTAATTTTACTTCCATTAGTTCTTACTGCACACAATAGTATCAAGATAAAAAGGTGTCCAGTTAACAGCACCTGTATTAGCAAGTGTAGGACCACTATGTGTATGAGGTACACTTTGATTACCAACAGTTCCAGAAGGTGTATGTCCTCCAGCAGCAGAAGTTCCAATTTGCGTTTGATTTATTGTTGCGGCATACGAAACTGTATTCTGATCTAAACCATCAAAAG